AAAAAAGCACGGTATATCAAGGACTTACGTCAATTTTTGAATTTTTTTGTGATTTTTCTGTTTTGACTACGCGACAGCGATTACGCAGTTTTATTTCTATTTATCTTTATCGCTGTAGTCACCTGTGTTCGCACCGAGTAATTGTCCTAATCGTTCCTTGATCTGATCTCTGCTCATCTTCTCCAGGTTCGCATTTATGTTTATGTTCTGCGATCTATTGATGGATAAACCAGCTAACTGGTTCAGTTCTTTTATCGCACTTACCGCAGCATTGTATTGTCCTTTCTCGAACGCGCTCTCCATTACCTTCCACAACATCGTGCCTGTCTTTTGTGGCGTGATTGCATACCGCTCTGCGAGCTCATCTTGTTTGATGCGTATGGCCTTAACTACGTTGGGATACGTCTTGCCGTTGAGCAACTTGTTCGCGCTTGCGCTTGGAAACTCATACCCAGCTTTTCTGGCCGCCTCGGTCATACCGCATGCACCTTCGGTGTAATGCCAAACAAAGCTGGCTTGCATTTCTGTCAACCCATGCTCGTTATCCTTATCAAACTGAATCGGTGCTTTTGATTTCTCGCTGGTTGGTTTTTTCGTTCTTGGCATCTTTACTTTCCTTTCTTTTTTCACCCCAGATGATCTCCCAAGCATCCCTGTATTTGTTCGTATTCTCCTTGCGTCTTTTAGAACCTTTGCTCATAAGTGTATAGTGTACAGTGTATAGCACCTCTATTATATATATTATCAACCGCGTAAGAATGTAATCTTATATGTAGACAATATATAGTATATATATACACTATACACTAATACAGTATAAACCCTGTCATAACAAGGGATTGCGACAGGGTACAGCTATTTTTACTATACCCTTTGCTATACCCTGTTTTACCCATTCTTATCGCCTATTATCCTTTTCTAAGATCAAAATGGCCAGTCCGACTAAAATCCACGACACCGCGAGCGTAATAAAAAAGGTTATAGCTGATATGCAAATTACTTGTTTTACTATCTCAATCATCTTTTTTTCCAAACACAACAATCATACTGTCGTGCATCCCAGACTTATTTGTAACACGCTCGTTAAAAGTATTAACGCCAATAAATTTAACCCTACCACGTAAAAAACGTATTTCTGTTGCATTAGGCTGTATGACATCGTGGAACAAAACTGTGCTTGTGCTAACAGGTAAAAGACATACACATAATTTACCACGCTTTGCCATAGCAACCGCACGTTTCACAAAAGCCTCTTTGAGTTTTCTACTATATGGTGGATTAATAAAATTACGCTCACCCCAATCAATGAGTAAACCATCTTTATCTGGCGTTACTTCAGATATATTTATTGGACACGGATCAAAATCAAAATTAAACTCCTCATCTAACTGATCATATAAATCTTTTGGTGTCTCCCAATTATCACTATGTATTAAATTTCTATTCTTCATTTACAACCTCAATCATCTAGTATCTCGCATAATTTTTTAGCCGCAAAAGCTATATAATCAGAGTTTATATCTATGCCGATTGAATTAAGTCCCATTTCCTCTGCTACCAAACAAGTTGTACCCGTGCCAACAAAAGGATCCAACACTACACCATTTTCTAAACCAGTGACTTTGATACATTTCTCTACAAGTTTTTTAGGAAATATAGCTGGGTGCTTGCCCTTCATTAATTCTTTACTAATTGAGCCATGCCCTATTGTTTCGTAAGGTATGTGCCATGAATTTACAGTAGGTCTCCATGTTTTACCGAATCGTTTTGCATTTTCTTCTGCCCACTGCGGATGATATGCAACGCCACTATCTTTTTGTGATACTTCTGTGTCACCATTTTTTGTTAAATGAAACACATATTCCCAACCATTACATATATACTTTTTGCTTTTTGATGTGGTGCCTTGTCCTCTTACATAACCATCTATTTCAACTCTCTTATTCCAGATAAAAGTGTTTTGTACTTTCCAATCTAATTGCGATACAAGTTCATAGCACCATAGGGGATTTTGTCTTGAAGGCTGTATGTTTAAAAAAACATGGCCCTTGTTATCCATTTTTTTACAAACCTTATTCCAAAAAGATATTTGCCACTCAAGATAATTAGTTTTTCTATCTTGATACATCCCATAGTTTCTACCAATGTTATAAGGTGGACTGCTGACAACAATATCTATAGATTTGTCGACCAAGCTCTGGACCACAGCATTGCAGTCTGCACAATACAAAGTGGCATTGCCTATTGTTTTCATCTGCTTAATCATTCAAATTTATCCGTAAAACTGCCATAACTCATGTCACTCTCAGCTACGCTGTAATCCAGATCAAAGATCTTTTTGCCATTAGAACGTCGCGGTCCGATGCCTCTTTCGTGTAACACACGACTCGCTTCTTTGAAGTCTGGCATCCTCGGCGACTTGATACCAAGGTCGCGCAACAACTTAGTCATTTGCACTGGCTTGGTATCGTCGCTACCAAAATTAACATGTTCAAGTATTAGATCTTCTACACTTGATTGTGTTCTATATTGTTCATTACTGTTTTGTAAGAGCTCACGCTCATCGGGTGATAGAAACCAATTTTTTTGTCCTGGCACATACATAGTCTCTTTGACCTGTGCCCAGAGCTGTTGCATGTTTACACCATGATTCACGTCAATGTCTTTTACCGCGAGCACCCAGAATCTTCGATTCCCACTGGTATCCGTCAAAAACTCGCGTGCGTTGACACTGGCATAAAAGGCTGTACGCCTTTGATACGTTGTAAAGGCTCTATCATAGGGTAGCCTTAGCTCGTCCGTCTTTGCCGTCACAAAGGCTTTCAGCTGGTCTATATCCGATTTTTTGAACGTCGACTCGATCTCGCCTAATTCTACAATCCAATGGCTAACCGCCCGTTTCACGCTGTCTTTATCCGACGGATTAAGCGTTGCACCCTCTAACAGCCACCCTTTATTGTAATCACATAGGCGTTTAAACCATAAGGTTTTACCGAGTCCTTGTGCACCCTGTAGCACCAGTATGCCCTCTAACTCAACGCCATTTGTTTCACAAGCTGCCGCCACGCAACTAATCAACCACTTCTTAAGTAACATGTCTCTGAGCTGTGCTGATTCCTCTGTGGTCAGCGACTTTAAAAAGTCTGGTAGTCTGTCGACTCCATCCCACGGCTCGCTCTCGATCCATTCTTTTACAGGGTTATATTCGCGCGCTAATACTTTGAGATAGTCGCGCACCTTAGTGTGTGGTATGCCCATATTAATACAGCGATCTTCGATCTCAATGAGGCTAGCCTCCTCGGCCATGTCCGCTATGAACTGCATTTCTGGTATGTCTATTTCCATCTTTTTCTTTATGACGTTGTAGCGCACATCTACGCCATGTACTGCTAAGACGCCACCGATATTGTCTTTAGTGTTGAGGAAACGTCCGTTAGCACTTCTTACAAAGTCAAACTCCACTGGCACATCTAATTTTTGCAGGACCACCTCACCTTCGGTGACAGCAACTTCGTTCTTGTGGTCGTTGTAATCACCCTTGCTTTCAGGCATCTGGATCTCAGCATATCCACCTACCTTTTGCACATAAGCTGCCGCTTTTTTTGCTTCGCGTTCGCCAGTTTTACTATCATCGTTGTCTGCGACAAAGACGTGTTTATGGTTAGGAAAATACTTATACATCACCTCGGCCACAGGCGTTAAATTAAAGGCGTCGAAGGCTACCACAACAGGTTGGGAGCGATCAGCATATATAGATGCTGCTGTTGCATAGCCTTCGGCATAATTAAGTGTGTCTGAGCTGTTAAAGATCTCTCTGCCGAGCAAGAAAAAGCTACCGCTTTTTTTAGAACCAGTGAGAAAACGCTTAGAGCCATCGCCAGCAATAAACTGTAAGCCAACGATAGTGCCTTGCCCGTCCTTCATAGGGATCACCAAATTGCCATGATCGTCCTCTTTTAAACCATAAGACAAGACTTGTTTCTTTTCTAAATAGTCATGCCTTACACAATCCCTTGCCTTGTCCCAAATAGACTGAGCTCGCTGTGCTGCCTGCGTATATTTTTCAGCTGACTTAACCTCAGCTTGACGTCGTAACTCTTCAATCTCGGCCTTCTGAGCCTTCGTCATGCGGTATCTTTTACTATTTTCTGGTTTCCAAGTAGCTGTGGGTTGATCCGTGCTGACACGATAATCGCCAATTCGACCATAGGGGGTAGTTTGGTCGAGCCAGGCTTGGTACCAACCCACCAGCTTACGCTGGTTACCAATGTTGATGTATGCTCGACCTATGGAGCCATCGGTAACCAATCCCTTATTGGGATCTGGTTCATAACCATTGCTGGCTAAGAAATCTTGAAACTGAGAAACAAAATCTTTGGTAAAGGGTTTGTTGAAATTTCTGTTAGGTCCTTTTATTTTTAATGACATCAATCCATCGCTTTTTTGTGTGTTTACTTTGTTTATAAAAGTATATAGAATAGTACACCAAGTTTATAAGAATTTGCAAACACATTATGGAGGAAATTTATGAGCTTAATTATGAGTAGCGACGGTAGCGGCGAAAACCTACCAAAATTACAACCAGGCATTTATGCTGGCACCTGTTACCAAATTGTAGATATGGGAACTAGGGACGAAGTTTACAACGGCGAAACCAGTAAAAAAACTCAGGTAATTATCACCTTTGAAGTAACTGCTGCGCTGGAGCCAAACACTAACGAAGTGCAAATGCAGGACGGCAGACCTTTTGCTGTCTCTGGCACCTATACTGCATCTTTGTTTGAACAAGCAAAACTGCATCAACACTTAGTAAGTTGGAGAGGCAGAGCATTTACCGAACAAGAATTACAGGGTTTTGACATTAGTAAATTACTTGGTTGCACAGCAAGAATTGAGGTGACACACACCAAACCAAGTCCAGACGGCAAAGGTGGCGGCAACCCAAAGATTTACAATCTACAAAGACCAGATGGTGGCATACAGGTTATTGACACACATAACGAAAAAAGATCTTTTGATTTAGATGTGTATTGTCAATACCAAAAGGATCCACAAACACCTGGCGGTGCAGCTATGTCAGATATGTTTGACTCGTTCCCAGATTGGCAACAGGGCAAAATAGAAGATTCTTACGAATACAGAGCTGCCGTAGGTAAATCAACCGAAACCTCTATGGCAGATGAGGTTGCTAATCTTACCGATCAAGCAGCACAAAGCAATTCACCTAATTTCGACGAGGGCGAAAACGACGGTGGCTTAACAGAAGATCAAATACCGTTTTGATTTGTAGGTAGGTGGCGACCCTCCAACTCGACTCACATTAACTCCAACCGAGTTATGCCACCTACCACAATTAGAGGATTAATATGAAACCAGGCATCTACGAAAACATAGACTACGAAACCTACGATGCGATACCAGCTTACCGATCTCACGATCTAACCTCGGTCATAAAATGCCCGTACAGCTGGAAACATCGTAAGGCACTTACTGAAACACCAGCTCTGCTAGAAGGCCGAGTGCAACATACGGTGTTTTTAGAAAAGCATAACTTTGATAAAGAGTTTGTAATTCAACCAAACATAGATAGGCGCACCAAAGTTGGTAAAGAAGATTACGCAAACTTTATGGAAACCATCGGTAATCGTACAGCCATTAGTCGTGACATGTATGACGTTTGTATGGAACGCCGAGCAGTGGTCCAAGACTATGTGCCAGCTGAGGATCATAAGACCGAGCTAACGCTCGTATTTGAATGGCACGGACAACCGTTCAAATGCAGATTAGACTGGTATGACGGTGAAAGGGTTTGGGATCTCAAAACCTGCCGTGACGCCTCGCCTCGCGGCTTTAGAAACGCAATCAACAGCTTCAACTATCACATGCAAGCAGCTCTATATGTAGACGGCTGCATATTATCTGGACTCAAAGCACATGGTTTTAACTTTCTTGCACAAGAGAAAGCTCACCCTTATCCATACGGTGTATATACTTTATCAGATGAGGCGCTTGAATATGCTAGAGCTCGAAACGAGCAAGCCTTAGAGTTGTTGTTAGAGTGTAAAGATAAAGATGATTTTAGACCCTACAACCTAGATGGTGTCCAGGTTGTAGATATTACAGATCTTTATTGATTTACCAATAGCTACTGAATGGTATTGCGTCTTTGTCGATACCCCAATAAATACCAATACCGTTTTCATGGTTGCCCACCTTGATATTGTCTAGTCTGTGATTAACCTTTCTGCCATCATCCCAAAGAATATCGCAAGTATTGTCAGTGTAAACATCGACAACTTTACCAAAGTCTAATGGGATTCCAGCTCCCCAGAACCCAGTGACTTTTTTGGTTTTTGTATTTAACATTACGCCACCTCCTTAATGTTACACAAAGTATTAACGTCGCATTTCAATACCTCAGCAATTAAATACCACGCCTCTTTGTTCGGTTCGATAAAATCTATGTCTCTGTCGAGTCCTAGATTATGTATTTTTCTTCTCTTAGCATAGCTAAGATCTCTCATAGTATGCTTATACTCATGTCCCCAAAAGTAAGCAACACCCATATAGTCCTTAGTGCCAACAAGTTTTTCGTCAACCTTGTAAAGCTCAATCATAGCTTTCATCGTAATTTCACCTAAGTTCATCACGCCACCTCCTT